TGTTATTAGTAGATTTAAATCAAGTATTATTAGCAGGCCTCATGGCTCAAATTGCCAATCAAAAAGGCAAGCTGGATGAGAACCTAATTCGTCATATGATTTTAAACATCATAAGAAATCACGCCAAAAACTTTAAAGAGTATGGCGAAGTAGTATTATGTTGTGATAATCGTAAATATTGGCGTAAAGAATATTTTCCTTTCTATAAAGCTGGTCGTAAAAAAACCCGTGAGAAATCAGATTTAGATTGGCATCTTATCTTTGATATGTTGGCCAAGTTTAAGGTAGAACTCAAAGAAAACTTCCCATATAAAGTAATTGATGTTGAAGGTGCTGAAGCTGATGATATTATTGGTACATTGGTGCCACGATATTCACCACATGAAAAGATTTTGATTTTATCGAGTGATGGTGACTTTTTGCAGCTGCAAAATTATAAAGATGTAAAACAGTATAATCCTTCACAAAAGAAATATGTGGTTTCTGAGAATCCAATTATGGATTTAAAAGAGAAAATTATTCGTGGTGATAAGGGTGATGGTATTCCAAACATCTTTTCACCTGGTGATTGTTTTGTTCGTGACCTACGTCAAAAACCTATCACTAAAGGTGTTTTGGAAAAAGTCATGAGAGAAAGTTATGTTGACCAAGAAGAAACGATTAAAGCCAATTGGATGCGTAATGCAACACTAATTGACTTGTCCTTTATTCCGGTCGAGATTAAAGAGAAGATTATAAATACTTATGAAGAAACTGTTCCTGCAAAACGGAGCAAACTGCTGAATTATTTTATTGAGCATAAACTGAAGAACCTAATGGAAGTAATAGAGGATTTTTAATGAAGAACATATATGAAGTTTTTGATGAATTTGATGAAGCAAAAAGTAAAAAAGATAAAATGGCAGTCATTGAACGCAATTTGACAAAAACATTGGTTCAAGTTTTAGAGTTAGCATTCCATCCAAATCACCAATGGTTGATTACTGAGTTTCCTGCTGAATATAAAATTCCAGAAACTAATAAAATTGCTGGACTTTCTCAATGCCAGTTATCTACTGAAATTCGTAAATTGTATTTGTTTCAAAAAGGTAATCCTTCTGCTGAAGCTTTAACGGAACAAAAAAGAAAACAATTGTTATTACAGTTGATTGAATCAATTGAACCCCGTGAAGCAGAAGTTGTAATAGGCATTCTTAAAAAAGATTTGGGTGTAAAAGGTTTAGATTACAAATTTGTTAAAGAGGCATTTCCACAACTACTACCATAATGTTCGAAAAAGATAGAATAATAATAACAAGCGGCACATTCGACCCACTATCTATTGAAGAATTAAAGTTTCTTAAAAAATGTAAAGCTAGAGGTGATTGGTTAATTGTCGGTGTTCATTCCGACTGGTGGATGGCTTGGTCACAGGGTGGATTTGTCCAAGATTATAATACTCGCCGTGAAATCATAAGTAATTTAAAATGTGTTGATGAAATATTTTCTTTTAACGATTCGGATGGCACAGTCATTCAATTATTAAAACTTGTAAAGATTTGTTATCCTGATTCCGATATTACCTATATTTCGGATGAAGATATGCATAATATGCCAGAAACTAAGATTAGAGGCATAACTTTTGAAACCTTGAAATAGGAGTAGTAAGTGACAAAGTTTGTAGGTAAGTTCCGTAAGAACAAAGAGTATAATGATGATTATGCTTATACTCACAGTAAACACCGTAATGAACACGCCGAGATTAAGAAGTTATTAACTCAGTATGAGGAAGAAGAAATCGCTGAAGATGTAGAAGAAACGATTTCACCTAATGAAAAATATTAAGTATACCACTTAATATTTGGATTTTCATTATAAGTAGGTATGTCCGCCTTTGAAATAAGGTATTGGTAATCTTGTTGTTTCCATACAACACAGCCCTTGACACCAGCATCAAACTGTAATACAATGGTTCTTCAGTCACGGAGAATTATATGTTTATTCACGGTTATATTCCAAAATCTAAGAAGCGCAAAGTTCCTAAAGCAAAGAAATTGCAATACGAAGAATGGTTAGCTTCCATTAATTCGATGACTACCAATTTCAGTAAAAATAAATCCACAAAGTTTTCTAAAGTAACTCCAATGTTTACGGTTCCGGCCGGCAGAGAATCTCCTCCAATTGCCTCCTTGGATACTGGATTTGTTGCTTGCACAAAAAGATTCCAAAATTCTTACACCGGTGACAAAATGAAAGGTATTGGTACTATGCACAAATCAAATGCTGTGCCAATTTTTACAGATAATGAAGCAAAAGATATATCAAGCATGAGAAGATAATGATTACTAGAGATGAATGGGAAGATTACGAAGAATATCTTCAAACACTAAGTGAAGAAGAATTGCAAATCGAATTGGATTGGCTAAAATCTGTTGGAATTGCAAAGCAAAGAGGTTCGACAGTCACTTCAACACAAACCGATACACTACAATGAGTGAAAGTTTTATTTTTACCGACTATATTGAAGATTTATCGCTATGTGATGAAATTATAGATTGGTTTAATGACACACATATGAAAGGCCGAGGTTTTGCCGGTGCTTATGGTCGAGAAGATGAGAAGGTGAAGATATCTACTGATTCTGATTTAAAGTTAAATCCAGAATTAGCAACACGATACTATGATGAGGTACAAAAGGTTACAAAAAAGTATATTGAAAAATATAAATTTTGTGATTTTTATGCACCTTGGGATATTCTTGATAGTATGAATATTCAGCACTATAAACCAACAGAAGGTTTTTATGCATGGCATTGTGAGCGAGTTGGCGTTAAACATCCGTCAGGTGGGCGCCATTTAGTGTATATGACGTATCTGAATGATGTAACTGATGACGGAGAAACTGAATTTTACTATCAACAAGTAAAATTTCAGCCAAAAAGAGGATTAACGGTGATTTGGCCTGCTGATTGGACACATACTCATCGAGGAATCGCTTCAATGACGCAGGACAAGTATATTGTTACTGGTTGGTACAACTTTACAAAATGAAAAAGGTGAAAAATGTTAGCACAACACGAAGAAACACAAATTTTAAAAGGAATTGATGAGATTATGTTCAATATGCGACACATTCCTGCTCAGGATGTTGCTTATTTTCTCGTAAAATTCAATCCGAAGCTTGCCGAAGAGCTTGCCGCATCAATTGAGCAGCAAATTTTCGATAAAAACGAAGGAAAAAATCATGAGTAACAACGGATATTACATTCATTTGCAAAATGTCACGCCGGAAGTCGAACAGGAGCCTTGGGAAACGCTGGATCAAGTTATCCGAAAGTGGGCAGCGTTAACCGGTCACGAAAAAGACCAATCCGACTACCAAAAAATGAAGCAAGAGTATCAATAAGGCACGGTGTTGCTAAAAAACAACGCTTTTACAAAAAGCATTTGACGGTAAGCATTATTTGTAGTATAATGGTTTCATTAAATCGGAGAACTTATGGAACTTATTGAATCAAAATCACTACTCGCCAAATTGATGGCTACCGAAAACTTGACCATCGAACAGCGTAATGTGCAAACTGCCGCTTTTGATGTTAAGAATCGTATTCTTACGGTTCCTGTTTTAGATAAAAATATTTCTGGCTATCTTTATGACCTTTTTATGGGTCACGAAGTTGGCCATGCTCTCTATACTCCACTAGAAGGCATGACTAGAGCTTGGGAAGAAAAGATTCCAATGGGTATTATGAACGTATTGGAAGATTCTCGTATTGAACGTAAAATCAAAAACAAATATCCTGGTATTCGTGCCAGTTTTGTCCGTGCATACAAAGAACTTATTGATAAAGATTTCTTTGGAACTGCTGGCGTTGATTTAAACGATTTAAACTTTATTGACCGTGTTAACCTTTACACCAAAGGTGGCGCTGCACAAGGTATTAAATTTACCGATTTTGAGAAAAATTTAATCAATAAAATTGAAAATACTCAATCTTATGACGATGTGATGGAAGTGGCCAGATTGGTTCAAGCATATCTCAAAGAAGAAAACGAAAAACGTAAAGCAGAATCTCCTGTTTATGAAGAACCGGATGAAGAATCTGATGAAGAAATTGATCCATTTGGTTATGGTGATTCTGATGAAGATGATTGGGATGATGAAACTGAATCCAGAAAATCAAAACAATCGGATGAAGTAGACCTTGATAGTGAAGAATCGGAACAAGAATTAGGTGGCGATTCAACCTATGGAACTAATCCAGAAAATCCATACGATAGTCCTGCTGAAGATGGCATCCGTTCACATACGGATGAAGCTTATCGCAAAAATGAATCCAAGTTGTTTGCTAACGATAAACGTATTTTTTATTATGGCAATATTCCTGATATTGATTTGAAAGAAGCAATTTATTCTTACAAACAAACTTGGACCCGTTACAAAGCTGATACGGCTCGTATCATCAATAGTTATCATTCTCCATATCCAGGACATGATAAATTTGGTACTGACCTTGAAAAGTTTACCAAGATGCGTAATGATGCCAAAAAAGTTGTTGGTTATTTGGCTAAAGAGTTTGAACTCCGCAAAAATGCGGACCAAATGAAACGTGCTTCAGTTGCCAAAACTGGTGAATTGAATATGGCCAAGATTTATGGTTATCAGTTGATGGATGATATCTTCAAAAAGGTTACAGTTGTGCCTAATGGTAAATCACATGGTCTTGTAATGTTCCTCGATTGGTCAGGTTCTATGCATAATCACATTGAGAACACCATGAAGCAGTTGATTAACTTGGTGATGTTCTGTAAGAAGGTAAACATTCCTTATGAAGTGTATGCCTTTAGTTCTGAATTTGATGAACCATATACACCGAAAGTTGTTGTTGGTGACATTCAAATGCACGGATTCAAATTGATTAATATCTTATCGAGTAAGATGACTGCTTCTGAATTCACTTATGCCGGTTCTGCATTAGTTAATATGGCTCAAGTGCGTGGCTGGAAACCAAGTTGGTTTCAAATGGGTGGAACTCCTTTGAATGAAACTGTTATATCTGCTGCGAAGATTATTCCAGAATTTCAGAAACAATATAAACTACAAATGGTTAATACTGTATTCTTAACTGATGGTGAAGGCCAGAGTTTAAGAAATGTATACACACAATTTGACAATGGTTATATCGGTGCTGGTTACAATAATCCAGAAATTGACAGAAGTAGTAGTTATGGTAAAGAACTATGTTTTGTGATGCGTGACCCAATTACTAAACAAGAGCAACGTGTTGATTATGCTCGTGGTCGTGAATTAACAAGTCACTTTATTTCCATTCTGAAGAAAAGAACAGGTTGTAATATTGTTGGTTTCTTTGTTTTATCTGGTCGTGAATTTGGTCGTGAAGCCTATAACTTCTTTCCTAGATCCGCTAACCATGACAAATACAAAGCTGAGTTCCGTAAGAACAAATGTATTACTGTTACCAATGCTGGTTACGATGAATACTACTTACTCCGTTCAGAAGGCCTAGATACTGATGATGATGTTGAATTTGTTGTAAAAGAAAATGCAACAACCCGTGGTTTGGTTTCTGCATTTAGTAAATTTGCAGGTAATCGTTTATCTAACCGTGTAGTATTAAATCGTTTTATTGGAATGATTGCATAATGGTACTTGAAGAACTTGTTACATTTGTGGGTAAAGCCGGTGGTCGAAAGGCCACCGTTCTCTTTGAAAAAGAATATATACAACCATATAAAGTAGAATATCATCGTGATGATGTATCTATTGGTTTTATATATTTTTTAACAAAAGAAAGAGCAGAAGAAGCTGCTCAAAAATTTGCTTTCGGAGATGATGAAAATGGAAATATCGGTGTCTAAATTTATGAATGGCAATAAAAAAGCCAATGTAGTTAAAACAGAAGCGGGTTACACCGTAAATATGTATTTGGATAATAAGATGTTACAATCTCGCATTATGCGTTCAATCGATGATGCTGAGGCTCTTGCAGAAGATTATGTTTTAGAAGAAGGTGAATCCGGACCTAAATTCTTGAGCGAAAATGCCTGAAGTTAAGGATGAACCATTTAATCCAAAAAAGATATACAACGATTTAATTACCAGGTGTAAAGAAGCCAAAGCTTGGTACATTAGATGTATTGTAGATGAATCTTTTGTTGGTTATGCACCCTTTGATATTATCATTGAGAACGGCGTATTTAATTGCCGTGTGGTTGCACCCACATTAAGAGATGCCTACATTGAAGTTGCAAACAAATTACCAGTAATTAAATTTTTAAAATATGACGAAGAATGATGGACCACAAAAACCTATTGAGATTGTTACAACATATTAAGGTTTGGATTCCCTATGGTAATCCCATCAGAATTGAAATTGAAGAAATAATTGCACAATTGAAATCCCAAATACAATGATACGCAGATACCATATACCAGAATTTCTCCAAATAATGTTTTTTGTTTTGGGGTTCTCTACCATCTATGGTTGGGTATCTGATGATGATTACCACAAAGCGTTTGACATTCCACAGATAGTCCGTTATAATTGTGATATGTTAGTCGGTGGTTGGCACCCCGATGTTCCCCCAAAAGTGATTGAAGAATGTAGAAAGAAAATGAAAAATGATGCTAAAACCTATTAAGAAAAATATTGTAATTCAAATTATTGAGAAAGAGAAAGTCACATCTTCTGGTATTATTCTCAAACACGCTGATGCGGAAGAAGTAAGTAAAGCAACTGTCCTTGCAATTGGACCAGATGTTACTCTTATTGAAGAAGGCCAGGTAATTTTACCAAATTGGAACAAAGCAATCCCCACCAAATTTGATAGTGAAGATTACTTTATTGTCAATGAGGATGAAGTGGTCCTAATTTTTGAGGACTAGAATGTCCAAGATAGAATGGTGATAACGAATTCAAATCCCATTACATACCTCTGATAGAATAGAAGTCACGAACAAGTCGTTCTACTTCAGAATGAGTTTGTGGATTCTTGGTACGAACATAATATTCCAACTGTGAAGTTGTTTTTAAAAAATACAAAGCGTTGATTATAGCTTTAATGATTTCCATTTTGGTTCCTTTTGAGAGTTAATGGTAGTGTTAATGATATTAGTATTTATACTTAGTTTTACTGCAACGCAATAGAAAATGAAACCTTTTTTACATAATGAAATCTTTGCTGTCAATGACAGCCCTAAAGCTCATCTCATACTAGTAGGTCATGTACCTATTTTGGTGGTGGATGATTTCTTTAGTAATTTTGAAGGTGTCAGAGAACTGGTTGGAAATACTCCTGCTGGTAACTGGAAGATAAGTGCCAATAGTAGAAACTTCAAGGACTACTATGATTGCCGCCTTACCTTTCCCGGTCTACAAACCGATATGTTGGCCAAAACTCAATCGTTAATCCAAAAACATTTCAAATACACCACATACCATCTAAGTGATACTATTGGTGTCAACTGGTTTCAACAGATAGAACCAAGGAGAGCAGACCATGCCTTTCCACATTCCGATAAAATAGTACCAAGAGAACAGTTTACCTGCCTCGTATATTTGAATGATGAACAATATTGTTCTGGTGGTACTGGATTCTTCAGGCAGATTAATCCAAATGCACCGTTAGAAAATGGTGATGATTACTGGCCAAAGATGGAAGATTGGGAGATGATAGATTATGTCCGCATGGTACCAAATCGCCTAGTC